TTGGTAACTCAAACGATGACAATGAAAATTTCTTGTTTAGAGGTATTGCAAATCGTGCATTCACTCGCACATTTGCTTTGGATGACAAAATCGAAATTCAAGACGCGGCTCTTGTAAATGGTATGCTTAAGATTGCACTTGAGCGAATCATTCCCGAACACAAAAAGCCAAAGAAGATTGAAGTAAAAGAAACCGAAGGAACTTCTAAGAAATCCAAGAAAGAGTTTTTAGTAGAAGCGCCTGAACTTTAATCAGGTGTCTCTATGATAAAAACAATAAAAAATATTCTTTCTGGTATTCTAGAAGGTATCATAGCGGCTAAACAATATAACGCTAATCGTTATTTGGCAAATACAATGGATCATGTTGATCTAAAAACTAGAGAAGAAAAACTCAAGTTTAAGGAGAAACAATTATGAACTGGTGGCCAGTAACGGATGAGGAGTGGGAAAGATTAAACTATCCCGAAAAGTTTAGATAATTGATGGGGGTGCAATGCCCCCATTTTTAATGGAGATTATTATGAGTGAACTTAGAATTGTTAAGTTGTCTACTGGAGAAGAAGTTGTAGGCAACATTGTTGAGAAACTTGGTACTGTATATCGAATTGAACATCCATGTTTATTGGGTATTGCAATGGGACCAAATGGTAAAGCAAATTTGCAAATGCAACCCATGCTTATTTTTTCTGATCAGAAGGTGGTAGAAATTAATCGTGATCATATTATTTACGATGTTTCAGTTGCAATTGAGATCAAAAACAAGTATAATGAGATTTACGGTTCAGGCATTGTTGTACCACCTCAACAGAAGATTATTACTTGATGAAATTTTATACCCATTTTACTCGGCATGGAAACAACATTCTTGTGCGTGGCTATCGCAACGGCAAGAGGTTTGCAGAAAAGATTGATTACAATCCCACACTATATCTTCCATCACAAAAACCAACAGAGTATAAAACTCTAGATGGATATTTTGTTGCGCCTACACAAATGGGTTCTTTGCGTGATGCTACAGAATTCATCAAACAATATGAGTCGGTAGATAATTTTAAAATCTATGGCTCTACAAACTTTCCGTATGTGTTCATTAATGAAGCGTATCCAGGCAAAGTCGATTATGATTCGACAATGCTACGTATTGCTAACATTGATATTGAGGTTGGCTCAGAGAATGGTTTTCCTGAACCTGAACATGCATCAGAACCTATTACAGCAATCACCATCAAGACGAATGGTCATTCATATGTAATTGGTTGTGGTGACTACACTAATACACGTACCGATGTAACTTATACGAAATGTAAAGATGAGAATCAACTCATCACAAAGTTTCTAGAAATTTGGCAGTCAATTGATATGGATGTTGTCACTGGTTGGAACATTCAGTTCTTTGATATTCCTTATATCTACAATCGCATCTGTCGTTTGTTCGATGAGGATGTTGCAAAGAAACTTTCGCCTTGGCGCAAGATTGGTGAACGCACCACTACAATTCACAACAAACAACAAACCGCGTTTGATCTTGTTGGCATTGCTATTCTCGACTATCTAGAACTTTACAAGAAATTTACATATACACAGCAAGAAAACTATCGCCTTGATACAATCGCAAGCATTGAACTCGGCGAACAAAAACTAGATTACTCAGAATATGAAAGCCTACACCAACTCTATAAACACGACTATCAAAAGTTTATTGAATATAACATCAAAGATGTGGAACTTGTCGACCGCCTCGATGAAAAAATGAAATTCATTGACATGGTGCTTGCACTCGCATATGACGCGAAGGTGAACCTAACTGATGTGTTCACGCAGGTACGCATGTGGGATACTTTGATCCACAATCATTTGATTGCAAATAACATTGTTGTTCCTCAAAATGTTCGCACACCAAAAGACGAACAATATGCTGGCGCGTATGTGAAAGAGCCAATACCTGGCAAGTATGATTGGGTTGTATCATTTGACTTGAACAGTCTGTATCCACACTTGATCATGCAATACAATGTTTCGCCTGATACAATTATGTCTGGTATGCGTAAGCAAGTAACAGTTGATGATTTGCTGAACAGCAAAATTAATCATGATGGCGAATATTGTATGACTGCGAATGGACAATACTTTCGTAAAGATGTGCAAGGATTTCTTCCTGCAATGATGCAACGCATGTATGATGATCGTGTGTTATATAAAACTAAAATGATTGAAGCGCAAAAAGACCTTGAGAAAACAAAAGACAAAGCGCAACGATATGAAATCGAAAAACAGATTTCAAAATACAAGAACATTCAGATGGCGAAGAAGATTCAACTCAACTCCGCTTATGGTGCTCTCGGTAACCAATACTTCAGATTCTTTGATATTAGACAAGCAGAAGGCATCACCCTCTCTGGACAGTTAAGCATTCGTTGGATTGGTGTTAAGTTAAATCAATACATGAATAAATTACTGAAAACAAGTGAGGTAGATTATGTTATCGCGTCGGATACGGACTCTGTATACTTACATCTTGGTCCGTTGGTGGATATGGTCTACGGATCGAAGAATACACCGAAAGAAAAAATTGTTGACTTTATCGACAAAGCATGTTCAGAAAAGATCGAACCATTCATTGATCGTTCGTTTGAAGAACTTGCGGAGAAGATGAACGCATACGCACAAAAGATGTTTATGAAGCGAGAAGTTATCGCAGACAAAGGCATCTGGACTGCGAAGAAGCGTTACATTCTAAATGTGTGGGACTCTGAAGGTGTTCGTTACGAAAATCCAAAACTAAAAATGTCTGGCATCGAAGCAGTCAAGTCTTCAACACCAATGGCATGTCGCAAGAAAATTAAAGAAGCATTGAATCTTGTCATGGAAGGCACACAAGAAGAGTTTCATGAATTTGTGAATAAGTTTCGAGAAGAATTCAAGACACTACCATTCGAAGATGTTGCCTTTCCTAGAGGTATTTCTGACATGACTAAATATATGAATTCACTGGAACTTTATAACAAAGGAACACCAATTCATGTGCGAGGCGCAATTGTGTTTAATTCTTTGTTGCAAAAGAAAAAGTTGAATAAGAAGTACCAAGAGATTCGTGACGGCGATAAGATCAAATTCTGTTATATGAAGGTTCCGAATCCAGTCCAAGAAAACGTATTGTCTGTGCTGAATATGTTGCCGAAAGAACTTGATCTTGAAAAGTATATCGATTATGATACACAATTCGAAAAGGCATATCTAGAACCATTGCGAGTCATTGTCAATACGATGAAATGGACTACCGAAAAGAAATCAACATTGGAGAGTTTTTTCGCATGACAACTAGAACGATACCACAAGAATATTTGTTATTTCGTAAAGAAGATGATTTTGGTTTTAGTGCTGTAGATGAGACTGAAGTAAAACATACAGTCAATACAGACACACTTGAAACCACAGTCATTCGTGAGACTGTAACACAATCAGTTGAGGGTGTTGCACGTTTGGAAGCAAAGATAGATACAATTTTAGATTTGTATAATGATGGCAAGTTAGGACTTGATGCAGAAAGAGACAGACTGCAAGAAGAGGTGAAGTCCAAACTAGTTCAACTTGAACAGTTGGTCATGCCTCTTTTAGTTAACCTCATGAAAAATCCTGACAAAGAATATATTTACTGGCCTAATCGTAAAGAAAAATTGCAGGAACAAATTGATAAAGTTTTGTCTCTGACTAGGGGGTAGGATGTTATTTGCGTTAATGACGCTGGCATGTGCGTTAGCCGTGTCAGGAATTGCCGCTTACTATTCTGTTATAGGTCTTATAGCAATCTTTGCTTCAGCACCTATACCAATCGCAATCATGGGTGCATCACTTGAAGCATCTAAACTTGTTGTTGCGTCTTGGTTATATAAGAACTGGAAAGAAGCGCCTAAACTATTGAAGTATTATTTCACTGGTGCGATTGTGATTCTCATGTTCATCACATCATTGGGCATCTTTGGATTCTTATCTAAGGCTCATTTAGATCAAACTCTCACAACAAAAGACGTATCAGTAAAGTTGGAAATATATGATGAAAAGATCAAAGTTGCGAGAGAAACAATTGATGCTAACAGAAAAACACTTAAACAGTTAGATGATAGTGTTGATCAAATTTTAGCACGTAGCACAACGGAAGAAGGTGCTAGAAGAGCAAACACAATGCGAATCAATCAAAAAGCAGAAAGAACTCGCATTGCTAGTGATATTGAAACTCAACAGAAACTTATTGCCACTATTACTGAAGAGTCTGCCCCAATTCGTGCGGAGGTTCGTAAAGTGGAGGCAGAAGTTGGTCCTCTTAAATACATTGCAGAACTTATCTACGGAGAAGAAGATGCACAGAATCACTTTGATGCCGCAGTTAGATGGGTAATCATTCTGTTGATTATTGTATTTGATCCTCTTGCAGTCTTGCTAGTAATTGCCGCAAACTATTCATTGTCACAAGAAAGAAAACCAAAGCCGGTAATCAAGACAAAGGTAGATACTGATAATCTCAGAGGCGAATTTAAGTCTAAGAAAAAGAAGGTAGACTTAACATCATTGGATCCAATACCAATGAACAAAGATGAAATTGTTAACGCAACAAAGATATATCACAGAGATCAAGACTCAATGTAGTTGACTTTTTGTGAATATGATGTTATAATGAATATTATTTTACGTGGAGGTAATTTATGAGCAATTTCTTTAATGATTTAGTGGAGCAACTTAAAGATGAAGATACAAAAATTCTTGCTGATGGCGGAGCATCCGCTGAGTATAGCGGTTGTATCGATACTGGGTCGTATGCTCTTAATGCTTTGCTTAGTGGTAGTATCTATGGTGGTGTACCCAATAACAAAGTAACAGCATTTGCCGGTGAGTCTTCGACTGGTAAGACATTCTTTGTGCTAGGTATTGTCAAACAATTCCTTGACGCAAATCCTGAAGGTGGTGTTATCTACTTTGATACTGAAGCCGCCGTTACAAAACAAATGATGGAATCTAGAGGTGTTGACACCAAGCGTGTTGTAATCTCCGAACCTGATACAATTCAAAAGTTTCGTCATACTGCATTGCAAATCATTGAAAAGTATCAAGCACAACCAGAAGCAAAACGCAAGCCAATGATGATGGTTCTTGATTCGCTCGGTCAGTTGTCTTCTACAAAAGAAATGGAAGATACTGCTGAAGGCAAAGAAACAAAAGACATGACTAAGAGTGCAATTCTCAAAGCAACATTCCGTGTGTTGAATTTAAAACTTGCTAAGATTGGTGTGCCTTTGCTTGTAACGAATCACGTTTATGATGTTGTTGGTGCATACATCCCAACTAAAGAAATGTCTGGTGGTTCTGGTTTGAAATATACAGCATCTACAATCATTTACTTGTCTAAGCGTAAAGACAAAGATGGTACTGAAGTTGTTGGTAATATCGTTCGTTGCAAGTTGCAGAAGTCACGTTTGACAAAAGAGAACTCCCAAGTTGAAGTGAAGATTACATACAGCAAAGGACTTGATAGATACTTTGGCTTGCTTGAAATCGCAGAGAAGCACGGCATCATTAAGAAAGTGTCCACACGATACGAACTTGCTAATGGCACTAAAGTGTTCGGTAAGAACATTAATGAAGAGCCAGAGAAATATTTCACGCCTGATATCTTAGCGTTGATTGATGAAGCGTGTAAAAAAGAATTTTTGTATGGACAAGAGGGCTTGGAGTATACTGAAGATAAAGAAGAATCGGAGTCTATTGATGAATAATGATTTAAAAATAATCATATTTCAAAGTCCGCCCCCAAAAAGTCCTTTTGCGCCAAATTATGCATGGGTAATGGGAGAAACGTTTATACCAAATATTAATTTTGATAAAATAAAAAATTTTATTTTAGAGAAAGAAATAGAAATATTAAATTCCACATTACCTGTAGATAATGTTTATTCTGTAGATGGATATACAGGTTTGGGACCCAATAGTTTAACATCTAGATATTCTAGGTTCAATGTTTTTAATTGGA